TGTCTAGGGGTTTATGTCAGCGGGCCGCCGTCCTAGAAGAACGGCGGCCCGCTGGCGCAATGTCGGGCCTTCTAGTTCGTAATCTGGATGGCCCCGAACGGGAGCGCGATCCCGCTACCGGCGCGGGTCTCCCACTGGATGTATTCCTCGCCAGTGCTGCGCGTCAGGTCGGAGTTGTTATCCCCTTCGAGGCTGGAGAATTCTTGTACGCCTTCGCGATCGAGGAAGAAGGTCGGCTTCTTGGGCGCGCCCTTCAGGAAGATATACCAGTCGTCGACGTCGGTTAGGCGGTTGGTCCCCCAGAGCTCGACGGTGCGGTTAGCTTCCTGCACCACGTTCGACGGGGTCGACCCGCTGGTGCCGACTTGGCGCGTCTGCTCGAAAGCCTCCTCCATTTTCTGCGTGATCTCCACCGGGTGGATAATCAGGAACCCCTGCTCGAGCACGTCGTCGCCGAGTAGCGGCTGCCCCTTGCCGTCTTGGAAGGACTTCCAACGCACGATCGACTCGTAGAAATTCGTCTGAATCTGCGCCGTCGTGGTGACGCCGTCGCCCGCGACGATGTTGCCGCCGCTCTCGCCGAAGCGGGCACCGCCGGCCCCGTCCGTCGCGTTGAACATCGCAACGCCGTCGGGTGCCAGCGGGACGGCCGGCATAGTCGACGCGCTGCCGGTCAGCAGGTCGAACAGCATACGTTCTGGAAGTAACGCGGCGCTGCTGGCGCATTGTCTAACCATGGTCATTAGCGAATCGGTCTGGTCGTCTTTGCGGTCGTGCTTAGACCAGGGCACCCGACGCGCCCACTCGTAGATCGGCACGTTAAACTGGACCGAGCTCATAGCATCGGTGGGAATCGTCTCCCCCCTCTCCCAGTAAGAAATATGTGGGGAGCTCTCGAAGTACGCGAAATCGTGGTTTCGGTTCGTCGCGCCGATGCTTAGGTCCATGATCTGACCGAGGCGGCTGTCCGCCTGGCGGTTGCGAATCGCCTCGTAGGTATCTGCGAACTCCGTGCGGAGCCCGTTTACCAGGACGTTGTTAGAAATTACAGTTGCCATTGGTTCTCCTAGCTATCCCACTTAGTGCCGTCAGCGGCGTCGCCGATAGACCACTCGGCCATCGAAAAGAGTTGCACGTCCATGTCGCTGGCGGTACGGAATCGCAGGACGAATCCGATAGGCGGGTTGGTGGTATCGACAACCGTTAGGTTCGCCGCGTCTGAGTCAGCGCAAAAGACCGGGTCGCCAACGCCTCCGGCATCCCCGCTAGCGACGGCCACGTGCATAAGCACGACGCCGCTCGTGTCGACGTAAGCGTGCGGGTCGGGGCTGTCGTCGGTCTCGCCCGTTAGAACCCCGTCGCCTGCGCGATCGACGCCGCCGATGACGATGCCGGCAAAAGTCCCTGCCCCGGACCAGTGGTCGAGCGACCCGGCGGCGGGATCAATCTGGACAAGCGTACCGGGCGCAACGGTCACGCCGTCCTTGATTGGAAAAGAGTCCCGGCCTGCGCTCGGGCGCGTCTCGTAGATTTTGGTCTTTGTTCTGTCGCCCATTGTTTAGCTCTCCGCTCCTGAATCCTTCGCCATGTTAAGGGCGACGTATCGTTCCTCGGACGTCCGCAAACCAGACCCGCGCAGGGTCTCCCATTCGCGGGAATACCGGGTGGCCTGGTCGACGGCTCCGGTGCCCTTGTCCTGGTATTGCATAGCGACAGCGGGCACCTTGCCGAGCTGCGCGTTGAATGTCTCGCCCCGGCCGTCCTCGTCGTCAGGCCAGACGCCGGCGGTCTTTGCCATGCTGTCGACGTAGTCCTTGAAGGCTTCGCCGCCGTGGCTTTTGTGAAACGTGACCATTCGCGTCTCGAGGTCCGCGCCGAGCGGGCGACCTTCGAGCCGCTTCATGGCTGCCGCTACGTCGCTCGTGCGCTGGTCGGATGCGTCGCGCGCATCGAGCCGCGCCTTGAGCGCCTCGTTCTCCCCGGCAATCGAGGCGAACTTGGCGGATAGGCTATTGCCGCGGCGCATCGCTTCGACGCCCGGCGTAACCGCGGGAGCTGGTTCCTCCTCCTCGGGTGCCGACTCGGCCGTCTGCGATTGGATGGCCGTAAGGATCGCGTCCATATCGGCGACGCTAATCTCGCCCGACTCGATCGCCTTTACCACGCCGGCCACGTCGAGGACTTCCTGCATTTCCTCGCCGTTGTCGTCGTCGTCCTTGGCCTTGTATTCCTTGTCCTTCGGGTCGTCGCCGTTCTCCGCGAACTGCGCCGTACGCGTCGCGTCGGCTGTTTCGGTTGCGATCAGTTCGTCGGTCGTCTTGTCTTCTGCCATGGTTCCCTCGCGGAAAAGTAAATGGGCGGCTGCGCCTTTCCTGAAACACGCTAGCACAGGTTCGTCGTTTGTGCGCGCGTCCATCGACCAGGGGCGGCGGAATGTCGCATCTGCGACAGCCCCGCCGAGCTTGGTGGTCGCTGCGCGTTCGTCCACCTCGGAGACCATAAGCATAGGGAGTTCGAGAAAAGGGGCCTCGTGGTCGAGCAACGCGAGGCCGTCTATTGCCGGATCATCGACGTCGAAAATTTCCACGCTGCGNTATGGTAGGCGCTTCGCGAGGACTTCTTTCTGGGTNNCCGGGTCGGTTATAACCAGATCCGCGAGGATCGCCGTCCGCCTGGCCCCCTTGAACGTGATCGGCTCGGCCCCCAGGATACAGAAATACCCGGCCGCCCGTACTGAGTCGTTCGCCTCGGTGCTCGCCTCGTGGTGCCGGATATGCAGCGGTGGGTAATACCCTTCGCGCTCGTTTTGTTTCGCCTTGCTCACGGCGGACGCGATCCAGACGTCGTCGAATTGCACCTCGCCGCGTTCGCACGCGCAGAAAATCGGCACGCGGTGAACTGTTAGCGCGTCATCGGTTCGCGTCGCTCGGTAGCCCATTGCCATATGCGTTATGGTTGTCATGCTGTTTTTTCCTCGGCCTGATTCTCGCGGACGACCCGCTCGACCCCTGCGCGGATGGCGCGGGTAGGGTGCTGGGTTACCCCGTTCAGCAGACGATACACCGTGGCCCGGTCGGCCGGAATCGCATCTGCGACAATCTCGACGCCACGCGCGAAGGCGACGCGCCGGAAGTCGTCCGCGAGCTCGGCCCAGCGTTTCANTGATCCCCCAGGAATAGGTCGGGCCGGCCGGCNTGGCGGAAACCCGCGTCGGGGAACGCGCCCGACGGGACCTTGCTCTCGATTACGTCGCCGTTCGGCCTGACCAGCCCCCGCCGCCGCAGCTCGGGCACGCCCACAAACGCCACGCTGCATCGACAGTTGTAGCCGAGCGGCGGCGCGATCTCGCTCCAGTCGGTATTCGACACTGACATAATAATACCGTCCGCCTTGTTGTGGTTGTCGCGCGTGTCGGCGTCGCCGACGGCGTCGAAACGGAACGCCGGGATCACCTTGCGGATATCCGGGTCGCGCGCCTGGCGGAACTGGCCGGCGCTCACGGCGGTATTCACGTTGGTACGGAACGCCATCCGGGCGTATCCCTCGGACCAGGCCGCCGTTTTCGTTCGGATCAGGTTAACGTCGGTGACGATCCGGCGGCCGATGTCCACCTCGGGGATACCCTCGCGGATCGCCTCGGCGATCAGGCTTTGGGCGCGCTCGGTTACGGCNTGCTCGGCGCTCCGGGCGAATCCGACCATAGGCCGAACCGAGCTGTAGAGCTCGGAGATACGTTGCGCCGTTCGCTCGGCTGCGTTGCGTATGGTGATCGGTGCCCGGTCGACCATATCCTGCACCGCCTCCGCGAAGGTCACCCTGGGCAGGATCGTCTGGGTCGGCTCGTCGGCGAATGCGAGCATATAGCGCCGATCGCCGCGCATGGTCTGGCCCCCCTGCGCGAGGAGTTTGGCCGCGCTTTGTAGCATTATCGACGCGCCCAGCACCTCGGCCGCGCCCATTGTCTCGGTCGTAACCTGCTCGAGTTCCTTGCGGGCGGCCCGTAGGCTGACCCGGTCGGCCTGGGCTATGGCGACGACCATATCGCCGACGAGGTCGGTATACAGCCGGGCGTGCCTGCCGGTCAGGTCCTCGAGAAACTTCTGCGCGTCTAATTTCATTGGCCGCGTTCCTTGATCGTGTCGGGGTAGCCCTGCCAGGTCGGCGGGATAACGTCCGCGTCCATACGCTGCCACCACCAGCTCGATAGGTCGTCGAGGGCGTTGTCGATCAGGGCCGGGTCGACGTGGTGTTTTACGATCCGCTCGCCCGCCTTGATTTCGACGCTGGCGAAAAACGGCTCGATCCCTGCGTCGTGCCGGCCGACGAAATACATACCCAGCTCGAGGTCGCTGCGGCGGGTGCTCAAGTAGCGGCCCCCGACTTGAAACCGAAGCCGCCAGGCATCGCAGGCGGCGCGACGCTGCCGGCGATAACGTCCTCGCCGGGGTCGGGTTTGCTAAATCCGGTCTGCTCGAGCACGTCGCCCAGGCTCAAGTCGACGCCCATGCCGCTAAGAGTCGAGGCCACGTTCGCGCGCTCCTGCGGGTCCTGCCGCTTTTCCTGCGTTATGCTGAAGCGCGGCTTATCCAAGGTGGTCAGATTTAGCTCCAATAGGTTGGCGTGGTTCAAAAACCAAACACAGCCCAGAAGGTCGTCTGTCAGGGTTTCCTGTAATGTCTCGCGGTCGAACTGTACGAGCGCCTCGGTGCTGTTTTCTTGGATCTCGGCTAGGGCGTAGCTGCCGCCCTCGTTGGCCGCGGTCGTTAGGTTGGCCCCCATTATCAGGGTGTAGATTGTCGAACGGAGTTCCTCGCGCATCGACTGGAGGAGTTGCCAGCCGTCCGAGTTGCCCCCCATTATTTCGACCTCGTCGGCCTTGTCGAATACCAGGACGTGCCTCGAGCGGAGATCCTCTAGGACGCTCGTCCACTGGTCGATTAGCTCGGTGTTCGGTAGCCCGGTCTCGGCGTCGCGCACGCCGTCGACCTTGGCGGTGACGATACCCTGGGCGAATCGCTCGACCGCTTGTAGTGACTCTGCGAATACGTGGGTTTTGGCGAACCAGTGCCATCCAATCGCCTCGCGTAACGCGGACCCGTGCCCCAGGGACGCGCCGTCGTCCATATAGACGTGGCGGATCGTGTGGATCGCGTCGAGGCGTGTCTCGGGTCGAAACTCCTGCGCGGCGATGTTCCACCGCTCCCAGTGCGCCGTTAGCGTCTCGCCGTCATTTTGCGGGACGATCCGGTAGAGCCTCTTGTCGAGGTCTTCGATTCGGGTCGGTACCCACCAGGTCCGGGGCTTACCGTCGCCGAGCGTCAGCGTACGCGGTCGCCCGTGGATGCGACCAAAGCGCGCACCGCTAAAGAACGCCCGCGCCAGGTTCATTCGGGCCTGGGTAAAATGTTGCAGGCCGCTAAGGAGCTCGGTCCCGACGTGTACGGCCATCGCTGCGCGGGGGTTTTGCTCGCTGCGCGGNGTCAGGTTCCAATCCTTGCCCGCGATCAGGTGCCGGCGGTAGCCGATCGCGTGGCGGATATCCGCGTCGCGCAGCATCTTTTCCTCGGCCTCGGGGTCGCGGAGCAACCAGAGCGACGGGTCGTGTAGCTGGATCCCGTTCCGCCACGCTGTCGAAAGCGCGCGGACGTAGAGCTGCTGCGATTGGTTGCGGACTCGTAGCTCGGTCGTCATTTTATCCCCCGGCCTGCGCCGCCTGGCGTATTCTGGATTCCCTGCCGCATTTCGGCGGTGGCCACTCTAGCACGCCGAGCGGGCTTTCGTAAAGAGCGCAACCCCGCCCAGCTCACCGCTCAAGGCTCGGGCTGGTCTGCGAGCGCCTCGCGGGGCATAATAAACGCGGGGCCCTGCCGTGGCGGGACCAAGCCCGATCGGTGCAAACCGACACGGCGGAGGGTGGGGAAGCCGCTCGGCGGGGTTCCGTTTTTATGGGGGACGTTATTGGCGAAGGATGATNTAGCACGNTGGGCGAAGGCTGCCCGCCCCGCGCGGGCGCGCTGCGCGACGTGTCGCGACGCCCGTATCGTCGAGCTCGTGCTGGAGTTTGTCCGCATCGCGCAGGCCGGCGAAACCGACCGGAGCCTTATGGCGTTCCACGAATGGCTGGTCGCCGAGCAGGGGTACGCGCTGGGCTACGCAGCTTTACGCGCGCACGCTCTAGGCTGCGCGGGGTGGTCTCGTGAAACGTAGCGAACGACAAGAGAAACTCGAGGCCGCGAAAACCGCCGCCGAGGAAGTCCGCGCCCGTCACCGCTCGGCCCAGCAAGAGCTCCACGGCGATCCCGACGGGCAACGCGAACTCCGCGCGGCCCTTATTGAGGACCTGCGCCGGGTGTACGATCACGTCGATAACCCGTTCCGGGGGTTCGCCGCCTCGCGGAAACGATACCAGGAGCTCGGGCATTACGACGAGACGCTCGTCCACGGCTTTTTCGGTAATCACACCGAGTTTCTCCGGGCGGCTGGCCTGGCCGACTTGCGGACCACGACCAAGGTCCGCAACCGCGCGGCCCGCTTGCATACGCACCAACGGGTCGCCGAGTTCGCCGAGGAAAACGTGCTGCGGTTCGCCGACCGTTTCCTGCTCGCCGCCGACAAGCGCGACCACCTGGAAATTCTAATCGCGTCCGATCTGCATTCGCATTACTGCGACCCGTTCGCGCTCGAGGTGTTCCTCGATGTCTGCGCGATGGTGCAACCCGACGTCGTTTGCATAAACGGCGACGGCGTCGACTTCCCAGCGTTTAGCCGCCACCGGGATCTACCGGGCCATTTCCATATGACGGCCTGGGATGAGTGCGTCTGGTTGCGCGAGCTGTTCGGCCGGCTGCGGTCGACTTGCCCTGGCGCGCAGATCGACTTTGTCGTCGGGAACCACGAGTACCGCCTCGCGAATTACCTGGCGGATACCGCGCCGGCGCTCGCGTCTTTTCCCTCGCTGTCGTTCGACCAGATTTTCGGCCTCGACGACTACGCGATAAATCTGGTCTGCCGGTCCTCGTTTCTAGCCCCGACCGCGTCGGCGCGATCGCGCGACGTGCGCGAAAACTGGGTCGTATACGGCGACAGCTACGTCGCGACCCACGGGACGAGCTGCGCCAAATTCGCCGCCCAGGTCCAGCTAGAGCGGTTCAAAATGTCCGGCACGTCCGGGCATACCCACCGGCCGCAGCTATTCCACGACAATGCGTTCGGCACCGGGCCGCTGTCGTGGATGTCGACCCCGATGATGGCCTCCCCTGCCGTCGGCTCGGATTACATGCCGGACCCGACGCGCTGGAATGGCGGTTTCGGGCACGCCTCGGTATACCCGTCCANGGGCTACGTTTCGCAGGAGCTCGTCCTGGTGCATCCGGGCTGGTCGGCGTTTGCCGGCCGCTCGTGGACCCCGACCGANAAAGCCATACAAGCGCGGGAGGCGCTCAGACCGTGACCGCCGACCGGGTGATACATAAGGATTTCCGGCGGAAGGTCACGCGCGAGCTCTCCCGCCTGCGCGACCTCTGGGTCGATATGCGGCGCGACGGTCTCGGGATCGAATCCGACGACGGCACCCGCTCACCCGAGCAGGAGTTCCTGCTCGGAGAAGCCGAATGGTGCTTCTCGTTGTTCGCCCGCGCGCACCTGGCGGAGGTCATGGGGACGACCGCGTGGTATAAAGCGGTTATCGTTTCGCAGTTCCCTGAGTTCCCCGACGCGGCCGACGAGGAAGACGACGAATGAACCGGATACCCCTGCACGTCTCGCGCGTCCTGTTCGTCGCCGAGTGTCTACAAGACCCGGCCGAGTCGTGCCGAGACCGCCGCCGGCCGCCCGGCGACTGGTGCGTAATCTGTTCCGCGCAGGCGCTCCTCGAGCAAAACAAGCGCGACCAGCATATCGCCGACTGGCTCGCGGGCATCATCGCGCGCGACCTTCACCGCAGGATTCGCCGTTGGCGCTTGGCGGCCTTCGTCCTCGCGGCGCTTGCGTCGTACCTGTGGGTTGCGTCTTAAGTCATTGCACGCTCATTTGAACGCCGCGCGATAGCGCCAGGCCGAACCGGGGCGAGTCGTATAGGAGCTGCGCGAATAGCGGCAGGCCCTTTAGCGCCGGATCACGCGGGACGCGAAGTAGCGACCGCGCGGCGTAGCCGTCAACCAGGGCGATTGGCACGACCCACGACGGCGCAACCAGCAACCAGCACGTTTGGCCCTGCGCCTTGCCGATCGCTATGCGGCTCTTGTTGAACCCGATACCGAGCCACGCGACCGCCGCCCGAGGCTCACCGTCCCCGACGTCGACGATGTAGTCGAGCGACAAGCCGCGCACGGGTGCCGCCAAGTAGAACAGCACGGCGCGGTCGCGACAGCTCTGGCCGTACAGAATATTCCCCGGCCTTGTCGGTATGTCCTGCCCTGCTAACGGCAGGGCTGCAAAAACCCAAACAACTAAAAACGCGAACGCTGCGCGCATGGTCTCCCCCTCCTACGCGCAGGGTAACGGCTGCCGTCGATACCGCTACCCGCTCAGGGCGTAACGTGTTCGCCGCTTAAAACAAAACCGGAGACCCCGCAAGGTCTCCGGTCTTGTCGCAAGTTGGACGGTGCTAGTCGTTCGCCTCGTGCTCACGGGCAGCCGAGAGCAAGCGGTCGAAGAACCCCGCCTCGTCCCGCGTTAGCGGGATCTTGTGGATGTAGTCCTCCACCGCTTGAGCGTCGGCCCACTGGTGGCGGTCGCTTCCGATAAAGCGAAGGAGGTCGGCTTTCCTTTCCTTAGCGGTCATCTCGGCCCGTGGCTTGCGTTGGGTGCCGTCCCCTTCGCCGATTTCCACTTCCTCCCAACACTTCTTGCAGCAAAGCACTGGCGCGTCGTCCAGCGCGGTATGCGAGTAGGTCGAGTAACAACCGCAACAGTCTGTGAGACGTTCCCCGTCTTCTGCGTATCGTTGGGTCTTCATTATTCGCCCCCGCCGTGGATGATCGCGTCCGGGTAGTCCGCGCGGACTTTCGCCGCGAGGCGTGCGCGGTCCTCGTCGGTCAACTTGCGACCGCGCTTGATGGTGTAGTAACGCAGCCCCTCGGTATCGCCGGGGTTGTGCCAGCAGACGGTCCGCTTGGCGGTCCGCTTGATCGTGCGTTGGAACTCCAGCGCCGCGCCCTGCTCCTCGGCCCAGATCGAGGTCGAGCCGTCGGTTGAAGGTTTCCAGTTTTTCCGGTGCATCGCCTGTAACTCATCGCACTTCGATTCTGGGCTTCCGTACTTCTCCGCGAAATCCTTGTGGTATGCGACGAGTTCGGGCTGCGTCTCGCACCATTCGGCGAGGGCTTGCTCCTGCTCTGGCGCGAAAACCGTCTCCCGGTTTTGGACGCCGTGCGTGCAATGGTCAGGACCGCCGCCGCCGTCGTTCATAAAATGGAGCACTAGCCCGTCGGGGCATAACACCGAGTAGTCGATGATGTAGCCGTCGCTCATGGCGCGGCCGATCTTGTAGGTTTTGAGAGTGTAGATGGCCGCGCTAGTTTGCTTTGTTTTCATGGTTCAGGTTCAGGGAAAAACTAGGAGTCTGGTTTGGTTGGGGTTGGTCGGCTTACCGCTTCAAATTCTGCGCGACAGCCTCGGCGGTAAACTTGAACGTCTTACCGTCGTCGCGCGTCGCGAGGATCGGGAACTTACGGCTACGGGGCTTCATGCCGGAGATCGTGAAGCCGTGGCCGTTGCTCCGAAACGCCTTTCCGAGGTCGTCGGCTTTCAGGTCGTGGTGGTGCGCGTACTTTTGGAAGTCCTGCGCCTCCTTGCTGACGATCTCGCCCGACTCATTCGGGGCGAGGACTTCGAGTTTAGTGGTGAAGCGCGACCCGTCCGG